AAATACAATTTGTTGAACATGAGCAACCGTTTTATCAACAAAGTGCTTTACCTGTTTACAAATTATCTTGTACTCGTTGGGAATACAGCTCTGAAAGACTTGATACTGGCATTACTGCTATTGATACTGTTGAAGATAATTTATCGGTTGATACAATGCAGTTTCAGTTTGCATTAGAAAATGAAACTGGTTCTTTATTACTTGAAAGTGATTTAGGTGCTATTAACTACTTCTTAAACGAAGACTTTACAATGAAGACTCAAGAACCTGTTGATGATGGTCAAGCGATTGAAGATAAAGCAGGAACAACAACATCATCTACTGGTGATGATATATTAGATTTTAGCGAAAGAAATCCTTTCGGAGAGGTTGATGAGTATTAATGTTTGGACAACACTTTTATCATAAACAAATTAGAAATGCTGTGATAGCATTTGGTACAATATTTAACAATGTAAATATTAAACGTACGGATTCTAGCGGAAATCCTTTACAGACAATTAGAGTACCTTTATCATATGCACCAAAAGAAAAGTTTATTGCAAGACTAGATCAACAAGCAGATTTAACAGGAACAGATTCAAAAGTGGCACTCACTCTACCTCGAATGTCATTTGATATAACTGGTTATGCTTATGATCCTACTCGTAAATTAAATAAAAATCAAAGAATATCAGTTGCAAAAAATGTAAGTGGTGATACGACAAAATTAAATACACAATATATGCCTGTGCCATATGATGTAACTTTTGATTTAAATGTTTATACTGCAACCTCAGATGATGGTTTACAAATCATAGAACAAATACTTCCTTTCTTTCAACCTGACTATACGGTAACTATGATTATGGATAGAACCTACATGGATACAAAAAGAGATATTCCTTTTATATTAGAAAGTGTTGACTATGAAGATAGTTATACAGGTGCATTAACAGATAGAAGAAGAATTATATACACTTTAAAATTTACAGGTAAAATATATTTACATGGTCCTATATCTACTAGTGCAATAATAAAAAATGCAGAAGCAGACATGTACACTAACACACAGGCTAACAGTCCATCTCGATCACAAAGAGTTACGGTTACACCAAACCCGACATCTGCTGATAAAGATGATACATATACATATACAACTACACTAGAATTTTTTGATGATGGTTTAAATTATGATGAGAAGACTGGTGAAGACAAATAACATAAGGTTTTAAAATGAGTAGTATTGATGATAAATTAAATGAAGTATTAAATATAGCTGACGAATTTGTAAAAGAAGAAAAAAATACAATAAAGAATCCTTTAGAAATAGCAACTGAACCACCTAAACCTGTTGCACCTGAAAATGTTGATGTTGATACGGACTTTGATACTGGTAGAAACGAACTTTACAAATTATTAGAAAAAGGTAATGAAGCAATAGAGGGAATACTTTCATTAGCAAAAGAAGGTGAACACCCTAGAGCATACGAAGTAGCAGGACAATTAATTAAAACACAAAGCGAAGTAGCACAAAACTTATTAGATTTACAAGGCACACTTAAAAAACTAAAAGAAGAAAAAGGTTCGGTGCCTAAAAATGTAACTAATGCTTTATTTGTAGGTTCTACAACTGAACTACAAAAACTTATAAAAAAAAATAAAGACAAAAAATGAAATTAGACCAATATTTAGGAAATCCTAACCTAAAAAAGGCACACACAAAATCACGATTTACACCAACACAAGTAGATGAAGTGATGAAGTGTCTTGATGATCCTAAATACTTTATAGAAAAATACTTAAAGATAGTCTCAATTGATAAAGGTTTAATACCTTTTGAGATGTATGACTTTCAGCGGAAGATGGTAGATACTTTCCACGATAATCGTTTTACAATTTGCAAGTTGCCAAGACAAAGTGGAAAGTCAACTATCATTATATCCTACCTCTTACATTATGTTTTATTTAATGACAATGTGAATGTTGCAATACTCGCCAACAAATCTTCTACGGCAAGGGATTTATTAGGGCGACTGCAACTTGCTTACGAGCACTTGCCGAAATGGATGCAACAAGGAGTTATAAACTGGAACAAAGGTTCCCTAGAATTAGAAAACGGAAGTAAAATCGTAGCGGCGAGTACATCTTCTAGTGCTGTTCGGGGAAGTACCTTTAATATAATATTCTTAGATGAGTTTGCTTATGTGCCTAATAATATTGCACAAGAATTTTTTAGTTCAGTATATCCTACAATATCATCTGGTCAATCATCAAAGGTTATGATTGTATCTACACCACACGGAATGAATATGTTTTACAAGATGTGGATGGATGCAAACAATAAAAAAAATGATTACGAACCTATTGAAGTACATTGGTCTGAAGTGCCAGGTAGAGATGAAGCATGGAAAGAACAAACAATTAGAAACACAAGTTTAGAGCAATTTCAAACTGAGTTTGAATGTGAGTTTTTAGGAAGTGTTGATACGCTTATCAATGCAAGTAAATTAAAATCTATGGCAGTCATAGACCCACAAAGAAGTCCTGATGGATTAGATGTTTATGAAATGCCTAAGAAAGGTCATCTTTATGTTATGGCAGTTGACGTTGCAAGAGGTATTAACAATGATTATTCTGCTGTCATAGTATTTGATGTTACAAAGGCACCTTATAAGATAGTTGCAAAGTATAGAAGTAATACTATTAAACCAATTGTGTTTCCTAATATACTAAAAAAATTAGGAGACTATTATAACAAAGCATATTGTCTAATAGAGATAAACGATCTAGGTCAACAAGTAGCAGACGCAATGCAATTTGAGCTAGAGTATGATAATATGATGATGGTCACACAAAGAGGAAGAGCAGGTCAGGTACTAGGTGGAGGCTTTAGTGGACGGGGCAATCAATTAGGTTTGAGAATGACAAAGGGTACAAAAAAAATCGGAACTTCAAATCTGAAAAGTCTGATAGAATCTGATAAACTAATTATAAATGACTTTGATATAATTGCGGAACTTTCTACTTTTATTTCTCGTGGAAAATCTTTTGAGGCTGAACAAGGGGCTCATGATGATTTAGTGATGTGTCTAGTTATCTTTTCTTGGATGGCTAATCAAAGATATTTTAAAGAACTGACCGATGTAGATGTAAGAGGTCAGATGTTTACTGAACAACAAAACGCAATAGAGGCTGATATGGCACCTTTTGGTTTTATAGATGACGGATTAAATGATCCTGACGGTAAAAATAACTCATTTTTTGATGACGCAGGCGTATTGTGGCAACCTGTGACTTATCGTAAGGGAGAGTAGTAAAGAAACGGATTATAATAAATATCTACAAAGGGTTATAACTAATACAAATACTTAATATATTAAGGAGAAAAAACTATGGCTTTTCAAGTATCACCAGGTGTTTTGGTAACTGAAAAGGACTTAACGAATATCGTACCAGCTGTGTCAACAACTTCTGGCGGTATCGTGATTACAGCAGAAAAAGGACCAGTAGATGAGATTACGACTATTTCATCTGAAAACGAATTAGTTGATATATTTGGAAAACCAAATGCAAATAACTTTGAGGAATTTTTCACAGCTGCAAACTTTTTAGGATACGGAAATAATCTGAAGGTAGTAAGACCAATTACAGGCATGGTAAATGCTGTGTCAACTGGTACTGCTGTCTTAATTAAAAATACGGCTGACTATTTGGATACTTATCTTACAGACTCAGGTGCTGGATCAGTAACAAATATAGGACCATGGGCTGCAAGAGAACCAGGAACATTAGGAAACAGTTTAAAAGTTTCTTTGTGTCCTAACTCTACTGCTTTTGGACCACACTCACAAAGTGGAACTTTAACAAATGATGCTACTGCTGCTATCGGAGATACAACAATCACTATGGATGATGGATCTCTATTTCAAGTGGGTGACATACTAGAGTTTGGAGACGCAACATCTGTGCCTTCAGCTGATGGTGCACCTTCTGGATTCTTTTATAAAGTAACAGGAATATCAACACATGTTTTAACAATCGCAAGATTCAACCCTGCAACTGGTCAAACAGAAACAGGTGGATTAAGACACGCTCTTGTTGACAACTGTAAAGTCCTAAGACATTGGGAGTATTACTTTAACTTTTCAACTCCACCAACAACAACAGATGATGTATCTGCTGCTGGTGGTTCTAATGACGAAATGCATATCGCAGTAATAGATGAAGATGGTACAATCACAGGAACTGCTGGAACAATCCTAGAAACTTTCGAAGGTGTTTCACAGGCTCATGATGCTAAAGATTCTTCTGGTAATTCAAACTATTATCCAGATGTAATTTATAGAGAAAGTAAATATATCTATTGGATAGATCACATCTCTACTTTATCAGATGGTGTAACTAAATTTGGTACAACTTTTGATAATACAGTTGGTGATGCATTTGTAGTATCTTCTACTTCACTTTCTGGTGGAACAGATGACTATGTTGCAACAAACGCTGAGATTGCTACTGCATATGAAAAATTTAATGACGCTGAAAATGTTGATTTAAGTTTACTATTATGCGGTCCTTCACAGACAAGTGCTGACGCTACTGGCGACACAAAGGCAACTGCTGTTATTGATATCGCAAATGATAGAAAAGATTGTGTAGCATTTATTTCACCTGCGAGAGCAGATGTTGTTGATGTTGCAAATGCGATAACACAAACTCAAAATGTAGTAGGATTTGCTGATGGTTTACCATCTTCAAGTTATGCTGTAATTGATAGTGGTTACAAATATATGTACGATAGATACAATGATG